ACAGATAACGCCGTTGGCACCTTTTTCAGTGATTTCTTCGCCTTCTTCGTATTCTGGTGTAAATGAAACACGCATGAAGGCTGATGTGGTGTACGAGTCACCAGCACCGTTCATTAGATTGCCAGCGGCGTCGAGGCGGGTCACGCGAATTGACACGCCCTGAATGCTGGCTGCGTAGTCTTGAGTAGCCATTTAGGACTATTCTCCTTATTTTTAGGCTGTTAGGTCTACCCGAACAGCAAGGTGGATTGACGTATCAAAGTAAACCGCCACGGGGCGGATTGCCTTGAGACGCATGTCATTCGCATTTCCCGACACATCATAAGCCTGGCTTAGATTGTCGTTTACGACATCAATATCGCCCACATATGTTCGGACGGTTCCTGTGCCATAAATCCATTTTGCAGAGTTGGTTCCCAACTGCTGAATGTAGCCAGTTACCGACTCTTGGGAACGGTTAGTGGCGCTTGCAATAGTAATTGTTACTGTGTCAGCGTCGACTTTAGTAACAACTGCTGTAGAAGTAGAAGACTGGTTGATGAGTGCTCCAACAACAGAGTAGCGAACAGTGTCACCAGCAAGAAGATAGTGGTCGCTCGTTGTATTAATAGTCAACGTTGTGCTACCGCTAATAGTTGCAGTAGAAACCGCAATACGAGGACCGTTGCCAGTGTAGCCAGAACCTACTACCAGTGGAGTGCCACCAAAAGTTTGTAGGTGGTCAAAGTTTTTGCTGTGGAAAAGCATTTGATTGTTGCTTGAGAGGATAGCGACTGTATCTCTAGTAGCGTGAATGACTCCTTGCTCGCCAGATTCTGATACCACACCAATGCCATGTTCTAGTATTGCCAAAGCACGTTTTGACGAAAGTCCCGTACCATCAAGTACAGTGACACCAGAAGAAACTAAAGCACGGTTGGGTTGGCTTTGCCCAATTCGGATATCCCCATCCCAGAGTTCTTTCTCCATAGCATCCTGAGTAACACCTTCAACTTGACGTTTGAGACGATCGATACGGTCAAGACCTAAGAATCCTAGAGTCGAGCGGTACTCTTCTACCTCAATAAAGAAAGGGTCGATTTTAGTGAAATAATTAGGAACACCAGCAGTTACAACTACAGAACTAGTAGTGTCAGTGTCATCCCAGTTTGTGGCTGAGTAGAGTTCAGTTTCATATTCTTGAGAGAATCCACGAATCCACCGGTCTTCGTCAGCAGAATTTTCTGGTTTTACGACAGTAAGTAGTCCAAAAGCGGAGGGCACAATCGGGGGTGCCTCTACAACGCCATTCGTGGGAAAGACCATTTGATAAATCCTTTTGATTAGTTAAAGTTTTTTATCCGGGCTACGGGCGGCCCCCGAAGGGGCCACCCGCAACTTCGGGGTTAATCGTAGATTACTCTTCGATTGCAGCGGCGGTAGCGCCACCAGTGGTGTCGCGGAGGGCAGCAGCCACACCGTTAACCGAGATGCTCGTGGTGATAGCGAGTGACTCGATACCAACCTTTGCGATACCTTCGAAGGTTTCAACGAACATCTTGTAGTCGTTGGTTCCGACGAGGGTCGAGTCACGGATGATACCGAGGTCGAGAGTTCCACCATCAAGGAAGAGGAACGTGCCCTCTGCAAAGAGGTACCAGGTGAACTGGTCAGGGAACTCAAGAAGCTTAGCAGCAGAGCTACCCTGTGAAGCAAAGACGGTGAGGTCAGGGCTTGGGGTAAGCGTTACGTTGCTATTCGCAAGGTATCCTTCGATTTCCGAACGTGAAACACCAAGGTTTCCGTCACCGGGCATGTTGAGCGTGAGGTCAGCAGCCATGGCGTCATAGATCCATCTAGGAACAATAGCCTGGAGCTGAGTGTCAATAGCAATACGGTGGCGTGAACGGTAAGCTGCAGAAGCTTTACGAATCTGGACAAGGAAGTCACGAGCAAAACCAATGAGGCTAGCAGCTTCAGTGGTAACGACGTGTGCATTCACGTTGGACGAGCCAGCACCAATCTTGGAGATAAGGTACTGCTCTGCCTCACGAGCGTGCTGAACGAGAGCAAGCTCGTTGTGACGAGCAATGAGCTCGGGGTACGCACGGGTCATGAGGTTACCGAACTGGAGCTGAAGGGTAACAGCGTCAGTTGCGACGGTGTTTTCTGCAGCAGCAGTGACGGTGTAGCTCGTCTTGGTTGCGGGGCTTGGCGTTGTAGCCGAGTCATTTGCAGCAGTCCAGACGCCAACAGCGTTGTCGTAGGTGCCATCAGCAAACGATGGAGGGGTAACAAAGCGGACACCACCACGGTCAGCCTGGAAACGTGGCAGTGAGTCACGAATTGGGCGTTCTGTGGTTGAGCCGATACCGAAGATGTCATACTTGACCTCGAATGGTGCAGCGTGACCACCGGAAGCAACAAGGGCTCCAGGACCAGAGACAGCGCCAATCTTGAGCATGTTAGCTTCAGTATCGGATGAGAGGGTGCGATCCTCGGGGAATGAAGTGACGATTGAAGCAACAATGTGCTGCTCTCCGTCTCCTCCGTTGACGCGGCGAAGCGAGTGGATTCGCTTTTCCATTGCCGAAGCAACTTCGCTCATGTCGGTTAGTGTCGTACCAGCGGTGTATCCAGGGATGTCTGCACCAGCGGTGATGGCTGTTGGTGCATAGTTAACCTCGATTACAGGCTGGCGATCAGCTGGGGCTTGGAAACCCTCTTCTGCTGAGGCGGTCACGGGGGCCTGCTCTTCCTGCTCAACTTCTTGAGCGATTTCGGTTTTTTCGGTTTCTGCTTCGGCAGAGAATTCTTCTGCGTCTGCAACGGTCTCAACGACCTCCTCGATAGACTCAACGGTGTCATCGACAACCTCTGGGTCTTCGGGGTCAGATGAAAGCTCAACGGCTTCATCTACGGATGCTTCAGTAGTAACTTCTTCAGTAGCTTCTGCTACCTCTTCAGTAACTTCTTCAGCGGGGATTTCGGGTTCATCTGATGTAAACTCAGAACCTTCCACCGCACTCATTGACGCGTCAGCAGACTCGGTGGCGGAATAGGACTTCATCATGTCCTTCTTCTTCTTTTCCTCGTCCTCTTCAGCAGGTGTTTCAGTAATTTCTTCTTCAGGTGTTCCCTCGGGAGCTTCGCCTGGTGTTTCTCCTGGCATTTCCATAGGGGTACCTTCTGAAGGCATGTCTTCAACTGGTGTAACTGGTTCTTCAACCATGTCATCCTGCTGTACTTCCTCGCCCTTCACACGCATTGCAGCTTCAGCAGCTCGACCAGCAAGCTCCTCCATAGCTGCCTCACGGCGCTGAGTTTCACCTTTTACGGTGTCCAGCATATCGGCAAGGGTAGTCATAGCGTCAACTGATTCAACGGTGGGATCCTGGGACTCATAAGATTCAAACTCGCTTACGATAGCCTCTTGAAGCGTAGCGACTTGTTCGTCACTAAGCTCTGCAAGGTTATCAACTTGCGACTTAATCTGATCCACTGATCCTCCTTAAGGACAGTTGTGTGAGCGACTTTCGCTCACGGCTTAGGTCAAGGTAAAGGGACTACATATACTAGATATGAAGGCACTCCACCTATAAACAATTGTACATTGTTTTTATTTTCTTTATTATTTAGGTAAGAAGGCGTAGCATCTTAGCCATCTCCGAGGAAATGTCTGATTGGCTATAGATATCGCTTCCAGACAAAAAGCCTTTTAGCCCGCTAGTAACCTCTGCTGCATCGTCTTTACCTATTTTCTTCTCAACCCGATCAATCATGTCTTCCATGAGTTGTTGTAGGGCTGGGGGAAGATCCGAGAATCTAACTTTTTCAGCTTGATTCTTAAAAGGTAGTGGTAGGTTTGCAATAACCTTCCCCAGTTCTGCCGCAGTTTTGCGGACATTTTCTAGGGATACTTTATTCAAAGACCCTGAATCTAAGCGGTCAAGAAGTTTAATAAGTTCTTTTCCTGCTTTTGCAGCATCTTCGTAATTACCAAGACCGGTAATGTTGTCTACCTCTTTAATTTTTTCATTAACATCTTGAAGTCCTGAATCTCCAAGATCTTGCTTCAGTCTTGCAAGAACTTGACGAAACCGACCTGAAACATCACGCGGCTGATTTACTCCAGGAGTGAACTTATATCCACGAACGGCGGGAGTCCCGTTTTCTTTAGATATAGGTCCATCAACTGGTACATCCTCAGCCGCGAATGCTTTTCCCAGGGCGTCCTGGGCAGCAGATAGTCGAGACTTAAGATCTTTAGCACTAGCAGTAATTGCGGCGCTCTTCTCATTTTTCCATTTTTCTGGAATCAAGTGTCGAACATTCAACTGTCGTGCACGCTTTTCGATGTGCTTTTTGACTTTTGCTCGATCCTCTGGGTTTGAGCGACCATATGCCTGAATAGCATTTTTAAGATCATCTACGTCACTGATAGGGTATGACCCATCAGGAAGAGCATGTCCTTTTTCAGCAAGCTTGTTTCTTTCATCACGTGAGATATATCCAAACTCAGACATTTTTCCTTTAAGTGAGGCAACTCGAGCTTCAAGTTCTTCCTTGGGAGTGACAACATTCTCAAGTCTATTAAGTCTTGCTTGCATGTCTGCAAAGGGGTCTGATTTCATTTTTGCAAGAGTCTGTGCCCCAGCTGCAACAAGAGCCATAACCGAACCAGAAGCAACACGAGCACGTGCAATTGGGAATCCGGGGACGTTAACTTGACAGACAGCTACAAGTTCAAGAGATCCGCGGATTGGACGCCAATCACCTGATGGTGCTGAAGCACGAATTGCACGAACCTGTTCAGGAGAAGTCCCTGGTCGTAAAGAGCCAGCTACCCAAATGCCGTAAGCATCTTCTCCAGCGTGAACATCAGCAAAAGCCGAAGCAGTATCATCGTAATGCTTAACGGCTTCCATAGCAGATGCCTCGAGTGAGGCATGTCCACCCGCAAGAGTTAGCTGCCCTACAGGAACGTCGCTACCGTCATCTGATCGAACAACTCCTGTGTGAAAATATGCATAGCCACTACGTGACTTTGGTGGCTTAGTTCCATATGCCATTCCAATGTGGTCAACGTGCCATGCTGCAATATGGCCAAATACGCGGCCTGCGTCGTCGACAGTAAGTGGGGTTGCCTGCTTAAGACGGGGGTTATCAAACCACTCTCTTGGCGGAACAACTGGAATTGCTCCAGCAATCATGCCGCATGCCACTAAAGCATCAGCGTCAAAATTATCCACTTCATCGACATAGATCCCATCGGGAACCATGCTTTCCTCCTGTTTTGTGAGATTTCCGTCTTCAAGTAGGCGAATAGAGCACTCTTGAAAAGCGGGCTTAGGTACAATTGTAGCAGCCATAACTCTGGCTTTATTTATGGTAATTTTCTTCTTTTTAACTTCATCGTCCTCATTTTCAGACGCTTCAGATCTATCTTCTTGAGCTTCAAACTGATCCATATCGGCTGAAATTCCCCGGATAAACCCATTTCGAACTAGACGTTCTGCTTCTCTTCCATATGGTCCATTATCGAATACTCCGTAAGCATCCCCTAAACCTTCGTCAGTTCTAACAAGTCTTTCAATTTTTCCAACTACAACAGACCCATCGTGGCCAGCTGCACTTTTAATCTGCCAAAGTAGAGGTAGTGGAAGTTCGCGCATTGTAATTGAACCTTTGCGGAACTTTCTTCCATCTCCAGATTCAATTCCTTCAGGAATAAGAAGAGGGATATAGAATTTAGCACCCATCTGAGGAGAAGCGTCAGCAATAATTCCAAAACGCTCTCTAGCATCTTCTGCTCGTGCTGTAGTGATTGCATTTTCAATTACTTGGGCAGTTGAGTTAACCAATTCTGTACTAAAAACACTACGACCATTTTTTTGTTTTCCATAGAGTTGACGGTGTTTTTTATCTCCAGTCCACATCCCAGTAACTTCTTTGTGACGTAGAGAGCAGTATCCTTTGGATCTTGGACCCATATATTTAGATAAGTTCTTGACACATCTCGTCCAGTCACCGCCCATACCCCAACGAATCTTTGCTGCACCCTTACCAACAGTCCAGTAACGGCGAAGTTCTTCAGCATTTCCACGGTTGCGATCAAGACCACCAGCTGCAATTAGCGATTCAAATTCTTTATCAGAGCATCTTGCCAACTCTTCTAGAGCAAAAATAATAGACTCTTCTGGGCTCCAAGACGCATCATAGATATCGTCATGCTCTTGCATAATTTTTTCAATTGGCATAAGCATGTCTTTATCAGTAACTTCAGTTGGGGCACCAATATTTTCTCCCCAAACTTCTTCCATAATAAATTCCTGGTTTGAATTGTTTTTTGCTCGGTCCATCTTTGCATGAGTTGAAGTGTAATATCCAAGAGCGTCCTTGTGGCGTAGCTGGCAGTAGCCCTTAGCGCGGACACCCATGTACTTGGAGAGGTGACGTACGCAACGCTTCCAGTCTCCAGGAGTGCCCCATCGGATCTTTGCAGCACCTTTTCCTCTAGTCCAGTAGCGACGAAGCTGCTCTGCATTTCCTCTATTTCTATCCCAACCTCCAGCTGCAACAAGAGAAAAAACTGCTTTGAAACTCTCGTCATACGACCTATTTGGGTCAATAGTACTTAAAAATGCTCTACCATAAGAGTCAACTACATCTTTGTTTGGGCCCCACAAAACCATAAGTAGATGATCAATACTATGGACTCCAGATGCTGTCATGCTTGACTCATCGACCTGAAGAAGAACATCATTTAGTGTTGAACTGTCTAAAGGAATAACGGGAGGGGGTGTTGCAGATTTAAAATCATTAAGAATATTTTCATCTTTAACCCATTGACCTTTATCACGCTTATATGTCATAGGAGCTGTAGATGTCGAGCTGACCGGGACAACTGCAACCAAATCCATTACTGCCCGAGGATCATCATCAGCAACAATTGCAAAATACATAGGCTGTACGTCAGAATTTTCAGGAGTCATTCTGACTGATTTTTGTGCTTTAGTTTTTCCTAAAGGAGTAGCTGCAACAATAGGCTTAGCCCAAGGCTGCTCGCCTACTTCTTCTTTTTTTCTTTTAAGATTTGCTCTCCAGCGTTTAAAAAGAGGGTGATTATATGCTTCTTTATCTTCAAATGCAGAACTTTGAATTCCCTTGCCGCTAGCAGCACGTTGTTCTTGGACCCATGCCGGCCAGTTATATAAAACATCGTGCAGGTCATCTGCAGTCATGGCTGGAAGAGTACCAGGTAAGTGCGCATATGGCTGATTAATAGGAGTTCTTGGTTTACCAAGAATTCCTGAAACATCTAGAGGTCTACCAAGCTCTTCTTGAAGTGGGGGAGCCTCCTGTCCACCTTCTTCTCTTGGTTTTGTTTTATTTGCAGGGACATTGATAGTCTCTCCGCCATCAGTTTGAATAGAAACTTGACCAGTAGATGGGTCTGTACCAGTGATGATACCCGAGGCAGCGGGATTACCAGCAACCGTAACGCTTTGTCCTTGCTTTGCAAATCGGCCAAGTACATTTCTCATCTGAGAAGATGCATTCTGCGACCTCTCCTCTGGGCTATAGACCTTATCCGTTGGATTAATTCCAGCGGCAGTGAGAGTATGATCAATAATTTCCCAGTCAATATCCTCTGCTGCAAACATAACTAGTCTAGCCTCTTCGGCATCAATTTCTGATACAGAGATATAGTGATCGGGATTTTGATGCTGTTTTGCAGCAATAATAATTGCAGAATCCGGGTCAATTGGGATAATTGACTTTTCTACTAGATCAAACTCATCGTCTAGTTCGGAATTATATGAGTATACATCACCATCAGATACACCAAGAGTATCCCACTGGCCGTCATCCCAAACGTAAATAGAGCTGTCAATGTCTACTTTATAAAGTCGATCAATCCCAGATCCATCCATACGGACTCGAGCTAAAAAGTCAGGAGATGATAAGTGACCTTCAGTCATTGCTTTAGAGAATGATTCTAGGTCTGGTCCTGAAGCAGCAGATGCAGTAGTTGACTTCTTTTTATCCTCGCGTTCTACGATTGCCTGAGCCCAACGCCACGCAACATCGCCACCCCAAAGGGCCCATGCAATTCTACCGTTTGAGGGAAAGTTATCTTCTCCAGGGCTCCAGCCCTTACCTTTTTTATCTACTTCGTGTCTTGGAAAATATTTTGCAATGTGGCGAACTTTTTTGATTCCAAGTTGTCCTCCGCGAGCAAGAGTGCGAGCAGTATTTAGACCAACTGGTGTCCCACCCCTGTGGTGTTCTTTTCTCCACTCAAGAGCTTTTTCAGCTTCAGATTGAGCACCCTTGGGGATTGTGTATAGACGATCACCAGATGAACCAGCTGCGGTAATAGTAATGTTTAAATCAACTAATGAAGCTGATGCTAATTCAAATGAAGTGGAGAGGTCAATTTCTTCATCATTACCCCAGATGTACTCACTAGAGAGTTCTTTCTCTGAACCAGACTTTATAATGAGGTTATGGTCTGTGTCAACAATAACTGCAGACCCTGCATGAGCAAAAAGAGCTAAAGACCCATTTGTTCCTAGGAACTCAAGATCCCTACTTAAATTACTCATTAAAAAGTCCTCCATAGGGAATAGAACATAAACACAAGAAGGTGTTTGTTATTCTATTGTATCAGTTTTGATTTTTGCAGATTTTTTTAAATCTTGCTTAAATTGAGATAGTGGGTAATCTTCTTCAGGGATGTCCCGAGTTTCTAAATCAAGAATAAACATTTGATCTTCAAAATTTAAATCAGAATAAAATTTAATTCCATCTTTTTTAATTTTTTCAGATAGGGCTGTAATTCTTTCAACCTCTTCTGGAAAAAAATCAAATACAGCATCTATGCACCAAGATATTTTGTCGACAAATTTAGGATTTACCGGGCTCTCTCCAATAAATAAATATACTTCTTTTCTTAAATCATCTGGCATCGGATAGGCAGAAGGTAGTTTAAGAAATTCTAAAAGCTGTTTTTTAATTTTACTATCTTGATCCTCAGACACTCCTACTTCGCCTACAAAATCTTTTAAAGTACTGACTCCGGAAAAATCCCAAGTCCCTTTTTTAGCCCAATCTGAGCCACTCATAGAAGAGTCTATTTTTATGTAATCACTCATTTGCTATCCTCAAGCCCTTGTATCATTAATTTTAAGAGGGTTTTTAAATTGTTAGTTTCGTTTAATTTTCTTCTTCTTTCTTTTTCAATTCTTTCTTGCTCTTCGTACTCTCTTTCCGCTTTTGCTTCTTGCATTAGGTCAAATTTAAAAAACTCTAAATCAATTGGGAACCTAGAGCCATCGTCCCCTGAGTAGAGCATTTCCCACATTAAAATAGCTTTATCCATATTTTTATAGTCTGTATAGACATTTACTTCATAGGGAGAAGAACCATCTTTTTCAATATTTTGATTAAGCATGTAGATATAATTTCCTTGATTATTTATTCCTTTATTCCGTCTTCCACCTGACTCAAGCGAAAATTTTAAACTCTCAAGAATTCTAGCTCTTCTAGATTTTATGTATTCTCTAACTGCATCAAACGCTCTGTATCTCTTTAAAATTCCTAAGTATGACATAGGATCATCAATTTTAACATTTGCTTTAAGTTTGTCATACTCCATTACTCCACCCAAAACAACAGCTTCATACTCTTCAATACATCCGACACCAGATCCTGGAAGAGCAAAAACTCTACTAGCAGGGATTTTTTTAGACAATAGCATATCAACAGCTATGTTTTCTCGGTCTACGTCTACACTACTGTATACGTCTCTAAACTGAGCTGCTGTAGGCAGGTTAAATGTCCAAGAAGACAGAGGACGCATTTGAATTTCTTTATCTATTTCTTTTGTCACTTTTCCTAGTCCCAAGGAGCCTTCTTCCAGTACTTGACCTCTATATACATATACAGAGTCAACCTCAAGATTCTTTAACGTTTCTTGAGTGTTTTTATACTGAGACTCGATAAAAAGATCAATAAGAGAAGATATTTCAGGACTATTACGTAGTGCATTTATATCTTTTTCTGTCTCATCAGAGTTCTCCCAAGGATAAGCTTTATCCAGATTAAAAATCTTTTCGACACGTTCTTGAATAAAAAGACTAAGCGGGTTATCATCATTAGAGCTTTGTGCCCAGTTTTGAATAAGAGTAGATACTCCTCTTTCGACAAAAAGTTTTTCTATTTTGTCTTTAAAGTCTGAATCATTACTGACTACAAATTTTCCAGCGGTTATTGCACTAATTATGTTTCCATCTCTATTTAAGTTAATGAGTACCCCAGCGGCAGACTTTTCAGCTTTACCCTCTGCAAGTTGCGAAATTTCTTCAAAAGTCTGTCCTCCATTAGAGAAGGGTGAATCTGGATTTAAGGCTTCTTTATATATTTTATCTGCCAAAGATCTTAAGCTATTAAGAGCTAAATTAGTAGCTTCTTCTTTTGATTCAGGCCGTTCAATAGAGAGGAAGTTGTAGAACATATCTACAATCTTTTCCTCTTTTTCAGTTATAAAAAATAGAGTGTTGTGGTTAGACCAGCCAATAGCAGACGTGGTATCGTCAAAGGCGTACTTGCCTTCAAGTGAAAGCATTTTTAGAGCCATGTCATCTATGGCCCTTATATTTGCTTTGCTAGAAGACAATAAATCTTGAACTAACCTAAAAGATTTAGCTGCATCGGAAGCACTAATTTTTGATAAAAGATCAGAAGTAATTCTGTCCGCAGTAATTGCTTTAAGTTTTTGAGGCATAAAAAGTTTAGTATTTGATAAAAACTTCCACGAGGAATTTTTTAAACTTTCTGCAAAAATATTGTCAACTATGTCTAAAGTATCTCGTCTGACTCCTTCTTCAGCTCCTAGAGTAGTTGGGTATTTGATATCTCCATCTTTTATACCAAATGTCTCAAATACATCTCCAGAAGCAAAATTAGAATCAGACTTGGGAGCCATTCTATCAATTTCAGGCTGGTTAGATTGACTACTCTTGCCAAACATACGGCCCATAAAGTACTTAACTCTTTGAGAAATCTTAACGTCTCTCAAATCTAATGGGACTTCTAAGAATAGACCCTTAGAGCTTTTAATTCTACTCAGTGCAACATATGTTTGTCCCTCAGCAAAAGCTCCTGTTTTCTGAGACTCTCCAGTTTCAGGATCTCTAATTCCATATTTAATTAATGCTGCATCTAGGGTCTGACCCTGAGCTTTGTGTACAGTAATTGCATATCCAAGTTTAAAAGGATATTGTATATATTTTCCAGCTGGGTCCATCTTTACAGTTTCTTTTTTATTACCGCCTACAAATTCTGTAGATAGTCTAATCTGTTGATCAACAAATTTTGATTTTTGAACTTCTCTTGGTACCATATTCCCCTTTTCATCAGGGATCAGTGCCGTAATAGCAAAATTAGTGGGATTTCCAGAGTCATCCCATTCAATGGGTTTAATGTCTTGAATTGTTCCAACTGTTCCATTTACCCAATATGCACCATTCTGCACAAAAATTATTTGAGCACCTTTTTTCATTTTTAAGTTTACTTCAGGGAGATTTCCTCTTTCTGCATCAGCTGCTTTTTTTAATCTTTCTACAGAAGCATTTTCCCCGCTAAAGGTACCAACTAGTGTATACTCAGGTTCATTTACTTGAGCAAGTTTTTCCGCATTTGTAGTTTTAGCAAGAGCATTTGTAGGAACTAATGCCGGAATAACGCTTGGGATTCCAGTTTTTTTATTCTCTTCACTTACTTGCCATAGCCAATTAAGATCTGCTTGAGTAGCTTCACCTTTTTGTACTGCACGAAGAACTCTAATAAATTCTTTATCTGAATCCTCACTCTGTCTATAAAGCACCGAGAGCTGAGACCCCTGCATTGGAAACTCTTTAAATACTGCAGCATCAAAGAACCATGGACTAGCATATGTTTCTTTGAATGTCTTAGTATATTCATCCCTATCGTCAACAACCGGAGAAAGCTGATAAGGATCACCAACCATAACTAGTTGTACTCCACCAAAAGGCTTATCGATTTTTCCGCGAACAGCTCTGAGCATCCTATCAATCAAATCTAAGGTATCAGCTCTAACCATAGAAATTTCATCCAAAACTAAAACATCCAAATTTTTTAAAATAGCTGTTTTTTCAGGATTTAAACTTTGAATCCACAATCCGATATTATAATCTTTTTGTGGTTTATAGGGGTCCATTTTTAGTAGAGAGTTAATTGTAACTCCCTTAACATTTAGTGCAGCAATTCCGGTCGGAGCTGCTACTGCAGAAGCTACCCCCGTGTCTTTAAGAATTCCAATAAATTGGTTGACAATAGTACTCTTACCGGCTCCGGCTTCACCAGTCAAAAAGAATGGTTCTTTTGTCTGAAGTAGAGTATCAAGTACTTCTTGCTGCTCTTCACCAAGTCTAAATTGTTTTGGCTCATCTGGTTCCATTCCAGAAGATCCATATGAAATTTCTCCTGGGTCTCTATTTGACATTTTATCAATAATAGAAACTTCCCCAGGTGCCGTATATCCTTCTAACTTAGAAGTATTATATGAGTCAGGGATACTAATCCCAGATATTGATTCATCATTAATAATTCTTTTATTTAGAAGCTTAGTACTAACTTCATCAATAATAGGTTTAATAGAGTTTTTATCGAGGTATGGAAGGATCTGAAGAAGCTCTGATTTACGTTTTTCAGTAAGTACACCGTCTTCAGCAATGGCTTGCTCAACTACATCTATATCAGATAGAGCAGGGGGATTTGTTTCATTTTTACTATCTGTAATAGGTAGCTTTGGAGCCATCTTGTCAATTGAGTCAGACTTTTCATTTTGAGCAAGTTTTCTATTAATAAAATCAGCAACGTTTGTAAAACTTTGAGGCTCTCGCTGAGACTCTACGGGTGCAGGTACTGGCGCAGGAGTCGGTTCTACCTCGGGGGCGGGCTCAGGGGCGGGCTCAGGGGCGGGAGCAGGCTTACTGGGTTTTTCGGGCTCGGGAGCTTTTTCTTCCTTAAGAGGCTTACCGTTTTCATCTTTAGTTGGAGAGTAGTTTTTAACTTTGCTTGTTAGGTCTTCCGTTCGAAGTGCTGGTTCCCCGTTTACGTCAGTGTAGTATTTATTGACTAGCTCATCAATTGGCCAACCGTTGTCCATTCTCCAAACTAATTCTCTTTCATTTAGTTTTTCAATAATAGGATTAAAGTCAGATCTATTTTTAATTTCATCAAATTTTTTATTCAGCTCTGTTTTTTCAGAATCTGAAAAAATTCCAGGATAGATCCCAGAGTTTACTCTTCTATGGAACGAAGCATTTTGCCGCTCAGATAAGTTTTTATTGTAGGGTAGGTCTTTATACGGATATTCATTTTTATCAGAAACTACTTGATTTCCCTTGACTTTTTGAGTAGCACCATCAGTTTTTTGATCTAAAGGTGTCCCTCTAACTTTATATTGTCTCAAATTATCGTAGTTTTTCAACATCTCTAGAATTTTATCCGCGCCAGATTTTGTTATAAATTTAAACCTAGCTAAGTTTACAATTGCCTTAAACATGGTGTCAGAAAGATAGCCAAAGTTATTTAATCTAGCCGCAGTATAATTAATTCTGTCCATGTTATTTAAGGTATTTCCCATATTTTTACCAAGATTACGGACCGGAGTATCGGGTAGGGTTGGAACTTGGTTTTGAATTGGAAGTAACTCTTGAATTTCAATTTCATGCTTACGGTGAACTGGTCGCCCATCACTGTCATAGCCAATAAGTTCCGAAATTTCAACAATGCCTGGAGATACAAATTTAGAGACTCTACCCTTAATACCAGTCTCACGCTGCACTACATACATAGAGTCATCAAATAGAATTGGGTTATCGCTAACTTTCATAAACGACTGCGTAACATCTTCTAAATCATCTAGACTTACAATTCTATCTTCATAGATTCTTTGGTCATTTACTGAATAAGCATGATCAAATGTTGCATCGTCAGACGTTCCCTTTGTGAAGCTCCTACTACCATTCTTTTGTAGATTGTTTGGGTCATCATCTGCAGGAATAAAGTCTGCATCATCAACTAGTCCACCAAGAATTCTTACTGATACTCCACCAAGGTTTGTCAGAAAGACTTGTTGAGTCTCATCATCTCTATTTTCTATTAAATTATGCCCAAAAACTTGAGCAATTTCATTTGTAGATTTGATTCGAACATAGGTACCGGGGTGGAAAATTTCATATAGGTTTTCATCTTGATCTGGTAAATATCTACTAGATACTCCTTCAACATCCCCGCCCCACATGCCAATCTTAGCTGCCATCTTATCAATTTCAGCTTCTCGAACTTCGCTATCAGTTCCGTACATATCGTTTGAGTTAAAGATAAGCGATGGGTGTATGTCACGAGGGAAGGGTCGATCTTTGAACGGAACGTCTATTCCGGTTTCGCCAAAACCATTATCAAGAACTTGAGCGTTATCATTATCTTGAAAATAGTTGGTAATTACTCGGACGGGGGTAAACCCAATATCAAGTCTTTTAGAAGCTTCTACTCGGTGGTTTCCGTCCGCGACGAATGCTTTATTGTTTGAGGGGTTATAGAAAATAATTGCTGGAGTTTTAAATCCTCTACCAGATCGAATATCTTCAATTTTCTCTAATACTCTATCTTCATTCTCTATGTAGTTCCCTTTGAGCGCACTAAGAAGTTTGGTTGAGACATATCCAACTACAGAATTGTCTGAGCCTAGCCCACCCTCTGGGTCATCGGAAGTGTAATCTTTTAGGTTGGGGTGAAGAATTTCACCATATGACTGAGCCATATAGTTGGGAGCCATTTTGTCAAGTTGATTAACCTCTAAAGAGTCGGCTTTTTTCAATAAATCTTCTAGTTTTTTACGCTCTTCTTCTCTTCTCTCAGTTGGACCTAAAAATAGCGAGTCATCTGTATCAGCCGTTTCTGACCAGTATTTTCCTCGGGGGGTTCTTGAGCTGGAGTGAAGAATCCTGCTCTTTGGAGAATTTTGACGCGTAAAAACAAGAAGAGCGGTGGCAAGACCTCTTCTACGATGAGACATCTTTGTATCAACATATTTAATTGCCGTGTCATCTTCAAGATCTGTTTCGTAGTTAGAAGTAAGTAAATATGACTTCGGGAAAAATTTCATATCAATTCTTCCTCTAATAGTATCTTCAGAATCAGAGTAGCTAGAATCTAATATTGATTGTTTAGTTGCATCATCTAGATCTCCCTCAAACGCGTATGCCCACGTTTGAGTTGTCGACCCCAGACCATAATAGGTCCTGCCATTAAAACGAGTTATTCCAAATAAGATGTCACGATCTTTTTCAGTTAGCCCACTAAGCTCGGCATTTTTAAAGAATAATGTGAATACTGTTCCACGCTTATCAGTGTACAATCCAAAAACTTTTGAAGTTGTTACTTTTGCACTCTTTGATACTTTATCTGACACATATTTTGGAATTTCCATGTCTTCAAATGTTGAAACTTTAGATTGAAAAGAACTTTCATCTATTTCAACTCTTCTAGAGACATTTTCAGAAGTATTAGTATTTTTAGAACTCTTTTCATATTCGGACTGAAAATAACCTTCGTAAAGATCTTTAAGGGTCTTAGCTCTGGAAACAAAATTATATTTAGCATTGGTGACAGCAGCGGTTGCTACAAAGTCTGCCATATTTAAGTAATTTAAGCGGTTTTGTGCATCTATTGCTAGAGTATAGGCTGCATCAATTGCCTGCATTTGTTGGGGGTTCTCAATAGGAGTTCCATCTGGCTTTAAGGCGTTAGAGTAGAAGTATTCTCTATCTTCAAACTCGACAATAATCTGATCGTCATTAATCAGTAAGTCAATAGTTTTAAATTCAGGTGTCTCGGGAGCCATTCTGTCAATTCCAGGATCTCTAGGAATGATTGGGAATGGCCTCTTCTTGTACCTGTCACTAATAGGAGTGCTACGAATTTCATAAAAAAAGTCAGCAAATTTACGAATAGGGCTGTTTGCTGGAATTCTTATGCCTTTAATTTCGTGCATAAGGAAAACTCTCCAAAGTTCCGCAAAACTTTCTTTATGGTTTTCAGAAGCATACTCCGAAATTGGGTGCAGTCTTGGATCAAGTTGATACCCAAGACCGATAAATTTTTGGAATACGGGGTCATTTGTATCATTACCACCCGTCCTTAATTCAAGAACTAAGTGTCCATACTCATGGGCAAGATCTTGTAGTAGTCTATTATCAAGCTCTCTCCCATTATTTGATGCCCAGTTTCCATCTACACCGGCTCCGCGTTTTCTGGAATCAATATCAAGAACAAGAAATGCACCATCTTCAGTTAGGTATTTGTAGCCAGTCCAGTCTTCGTTTTTTGTTGGACCTGTAAATAAAACTTTGCCTGGTGCAAATTTATTAGATTTTGTTAGCGTAATAGATACTGGGAAATCTTCAAGAGCATCAATCTCGTGCATCTGCTTAACTTGTTTAATTACACTATTAAGTGATTTACGTGCATCTTGGTCGTTGTCAAAATCAGACTCTTTCCAACGAATAGTTGTGTTTGTCCCGTCAACACGGACAACGCGCATACGCTCGGTTTCTCTACGCTGCTCCGAGATTTTTTTATTAAAGAATTTCATCAAGTCATTTAAATCAGACTCCGTGGCAGTTTTATTATTGGCAGTAAAATTATCGTGATAGAGCCGCATGAAAGATACATTGCTACGGTAGTTACTAGAATCTACAGGGTCTGGAAGAGTTCCAGCGGATCCTGAGCTATCTCTAAATGTTGGAAGACCTTCAAGCCATCTTACTTTTTGACCGTTAGCAAGAGTATTCTGAGTTTCTTCAAACTTTTTAAGGGCATCTCCCTTTAATTCTTTTGCTCCGGAGTAGCCGGCTGATTTAGCCCTACGCTGGCCAGTTTGCATAAGAACCTCTTTGCCGTCAAGATCCATAGCATTTGATAAGTTAATTGTTGGTCGGTAACCACTATTTACTGCTCTAACAATAAAGGCTTCAAAATCAGAATTTTTTTCATCAGATTCATTTAGTCGTTTAGCAAAAAAGTCCGCAAACATTTCGCCAAATTCACTGGCACCATTTGACTTTTCATTGATATCAAATTTATTTTTAAATATTTCTTCTAGTTCCGTGGCTGACTTGCCTGCTTTAAATCCGGCTCCAACGACGGAGCCATATAGTGCAATACCATACTGTTTTAAGAACTCTCCAATAAATGGAGCAAGCTGAGTGTCTACACCATCTTCTTCTTTTTGCTTGATTGGCCCAAACATTCTCTCTGAGATAACAATGTTGATTCCGCTTTCATCAAAAGTGGTAAAACCTTTAGTTCTGTCACTGCCAGTGAGTTCCTTCATCCACTCGGGGTCAGCAAGTGTAACTTTAACTTTAGATCCTCCAGGAGGAGTTAAGTCATTGACAACTTTCATTACTTGGGAAAGAAGACCAAATGCTTTTTTAGTTACTTTGCCTTTACTGCTGTATCTAATTTGAACATTGCCCATCTCAAAAACTTGATCATAGACTCGCTTTTTATTTTCTTCCATCCAAGCATCATAAAGTTTTCTTTCACGTGCAATACGCTTCTCGTGCTTGGGGAGATTGATTAGATCCGATAGGGGGATATTTGGATACTTGTCTTCAAGGAACTCTTCAAATGTGTAGCTCTTTGAAAGATCTGTTTTTTCTCCGTCAGGAATAATATCTGAAACATTTTTTAGAGCACTGGGCACGGGAATTTTTTCTTTTACCGATAGTGCTTTAAGATTTTTAAGAACATCTCCAAGGTTCTCTGCGCGTTTGTAAAATTCTGTAGAGAGTAGGGGGTTAGATTCAATAATATTTAGAACAGCTTGTCTAGCTTCGTTTAGCGGCATCTGACTAACAAGTCGGAGAAGTTTTTGCTTATCAGTATCAGAGATACCAAGCTGCTCTAATTGATCTCTAAGTACTTGAAGTAGGGGGGCATTTTTCTCGTTTTTTGCCCATGCAATATCTGCTTCCGAAATTATAAATGATGGAGTATATGGTTTTCCCCACTCGGGGAACTCACCTGCAGGCATTTTTTCTTGCGCTTTACGGACATTCTCGAGTGCTAATAAGGTATCAATAGCAATCTTTTTATCTTCATCAGACATACCAGTAAAGTCCATCTCAGGAATATCGGCAGGAAGTGGGAGTGGGAGGGTAGACTTCTCCGATGAATCTGGCTCGGCGGAGGTGGTAGTTGGAGTAGCAGATGTAGCAGGCGCTGACTCAGATACTACAGGTTTTTTACCAATAACGTCAATTTGAGCAGTATTTCGAACTTCAAGTGAGGTGATCTTTCCATCTGAGTCTTGCAAAGATATTTTAAGCCACTGGTCATTGACAGGGGTTATATTGACAATAGTCCCAGATTTTTTCTTATCAGTTAACGGGATATAGACCCTATCCCCAATTTTAAGCTCAGAAGCACTAGCAGAGTAGGATTCTTCCTCTGTTGTAGTCGTTGTAGTAGATCTACGAACAGGGATAAAATCACTAATGATGCCGCTAAGGTTTCGCATTAATGAATCATTAATATCTCTTTGAGCGGCAACAATTGCAGTTCTATATTCTCTACTATTTACAATATTTTCTCCAAAGTACTTAACTCTAGAGGGGTCCATCATTACTGCAGTGGCAAAGTCGGAAAAAATCTCTTTTACTTTTTTACGAGCCTCTGCTCGAGTGATATCAGGGTTTTCATCAAGTAACTTACGAAGAATTGTCTCAAGGCTTTGTAACGAGTCTACTAGAGCCATATCAATAGTGATGTCTCGAACATTTGCAATCGCCTCAACCCGATCTTCTTCTGAGAGGGTTCCAGCTTCAATCTGCTGCTTAATCCACTTCCAGTAGGCCTTGTTGCCCTCCGGGTCTTCTAGTTTGAAGACAGGCTTTTCGCCTATCTCTGAGACAAAAGATTCAATTTGAGCATTAAACTCATCTTCAAAAAGTTTTTCGCCAGAAGAGTTTGATTTCTTTTCTCTATTTTTAAAGACTGCTTTGTTGACATTGTCTCCAAAAATATTTGTATAAAGCTCTCGAATAACGTTACCTGTGGCCGCAATGAAGGGAGTGCTATTTTTTAAAAACTCTAAAGCTTGACCTTTAGTTCCGTCTGGATTTGCATCAAAAAACCTTTTTAAAATTTTTGCTACGTCTTCTTTAACAGTTTTTCGGAAAATATTTTCTGAAATATCGAAAGCTAAATTAATTGCTTCTTTGAGGTCAGCCTGAGTAATTTTGCCTTCCTTAACTTTTAATTTGATCCAGTCCCAATAATCTTTACTGTTTAGCTCTGGTTTAGTAGAAGTTGAGGTAATGAGAACAACGTTATTTGTTCCTACGCTGACGGGCCCCTTGCTTCTAAATACGTCCTCGAGCACCATTTTATTGTTAGCAACGGAGACTTTTCCGTTAGAAAAAGTAATATTTGTGTGATCATCATACTCTTTTGAAGGAGATAAATTAGTGACAGTCACTAGGGTGTCTGTGTAGTTTCCGTCGTCTCCCTTTAAAAGGTAGATAAACATATCCCCAAGTTTAAGATCTTTTGGAGACAGATCACCAGCATGCTTATGGGTATTTGGGATCTTTTCTAAAACGGTTGCCTTACCTTGTGATGTACGAACAATAAGATTTTCTAGGTCCCCAACAACTTTTCTAAACATATTTTTTATTTTTGTCAAAGAATTATTATTCTCTGCCGTAGACAGATCGTCTAAAGATCTTATACGGAATAAGTATGAAAGTCCAGAGCTCATGCGGCCCAGAGCTTCAGCAAAATGAGATTCTGCCTCTTTAACACCCTGGGACGTTTCTAGGTCATATAATTTTTTAAATTCTTTTATAGCCTTAGCCATTAAAGTCTCGATGAGGCTATCTCTTTGCTCTACAAATCTATCAAATTCTTCTTGCGTTGGGTTCGGTGAGAGTTTTGAAGATAAAAAGTTTTTAATAGCGTCTTTATCTTTTTTAGGAAGAGACTCAATAAATCTTCCATATGTTTCCTCGGAATTATCAAAAATATTGTCATAGTACTTAATAGCAGACTCAATGGTTGCCTTGAGAGCCTTAAAATTTTTAACTACTCCACTAGATTTAACTAAATAATCAAATGAAGATGTATTTGTAAAATCAGGGTTGTCATCTGGTTTCGACTCTGTCTTTAGGCTAAGACTATACGATATAGTGCCATCGTCATTTCTTTTTGCTTTTATAGTTAATTTTCTAGAATTGCCTTCAGACTTCCCATAGCCGATTACACTATTTCCATCTTTATCTTCTTTATGCTGAGTAAGCTTTTTTCCGTCCCTAGTTTTAATTGACTCTACAACACTGTCAATGCTTCCTTTTTCGTCTTCCTTGAGGCTCGCCTCAATCTCGGAAATTTTTGCTCGTTCTTTGGAGACCATCTGATTTAGCTCTTCGACAGCGTATCCTGAGTCCTTCCTATCATTAAGGCGCTTGTCAACTTGATCCTGAAGCTGTTTGATTAAATCTTTTTTCTCGTCCGTAGAAAGTTTAGAGATATCCGTAGCAAGAAGACTGGGCGTAATAGTAATTTCACCAGAGTCTAGTTGTTGCTTGAACTCTTCGTAATACTTGTCGGCATCAGCATCTAAAAGAGCATAAAACTCAGTATCTAGGTCGTCATACTCTTTGCGGAAGCTCCCATCGTCCGCCATCCGATCTTTTCGCAGGTCAGCATCTTTAAGCACATCTTGTCGATAACTATCAAACATGAAGCGCGCACCGTTTCGAGCTGCTTCACGGAGCTGTTCGTCAGTGGCATCTGGGTTATCTTCGAGCAGCTTCTGCATGGCAGCGCGAGAATCGCTCTTCTGCATGTTGACTTGGACATTATTACCGTCTTTGTCTTTAGCTTCAGTATTTTGTACATAATCACGGATACGAGTAAGCGAGTCTCGAAGCTTGCTAAGAAGATCTTTGTTGGCGGTACCGACATTGTCTGGGTTTAGTTTTTTATTAAGAGCCTCAATAAGTTTTGCGCGATCTGCATCTAGTCTGGACAGAACAGACGTTGTGTACTCGCTATCGTCTTCGGCAAGTGAGGTGTCGTGGGCAGGGACGGCATCTTTGGCATCAAACATAAGCCAATCAAATGCTGACTCATTCTTATCTAAGTTGCCCTTGAAATGGATTACCCCGTCGCTAGTAATCTCGAAAGAAACACCGTTTTCGAGATCTCCCCTTGTGCCAGGTTTCCCACTAAAATTTTCTGTCTCATCAGAGACATCTCCAGAGCTTTGCCTTTCTTCATAAAGTCTTTTTAGGCTCTCTGCAATGAATTTTACAGCATCTTCGACTGTACCTTTTTTAATGTCAAAATTGAGTGAGTGAGAGGCTCGCTTCAGGTCTCTAAAGTATCCTGGATTCTTTGGATCTTTACCTTTACCGTGGTATTGCATTACGACATTTCCAGCACCACTTTGTCTAAAGAGCGCTGCTGCTTGCTTTAAAAGATCTACATTGTTCCAGTAATCTTTCCCAAAGACAACCATGACCCCGTCGTCATAGACATCGTAATCAATTCCTTCGGCAATTTTAATTTTTTCGTCTTCTCCAACCACAACATCGGCAACGGTACTCTTCTCTTCGTCAGCGTATTCTTCAAGAGTAAATCCGGCTTTTGTCATCTCGGATTCAATTTTTTCCATTTCTTGCGCAATGCTAGCATTTTGCTTTCTTATAAGCGCTATTTCCCCGGAGTCTTTAGGAAGAGACTTGATTGCCTCTCTATTTTTTTCATATAAAGAAGCTAGTTGATTGTATCTATTAATTGCAGGTTTTTTTGCTGCAAAAATTTCTTCTCTAGATACTTTGTTTATAACTGGGGTATATTTTGTATTCCCGTCTCTTAATTCCATTTTTTGCTTAATAATGGACGATCTAGGGACTTTAATGGCACTCACTTTTCCGTCAGAATCTTTGACTACAACATGCCAAACTTTACCGTTAGGCTCTAGTGAGGCAGAAATAAAAGTATACTCTTGGCCAGTGGCAGTATCAAAAACAACTTGTCCTGCCGGGAGAGCGTCTACGGTAGTCCGTTTGGTTGGGCTATTATCTTCTTCAACATCTACCTCGTCTGCAACTACCTCCTCATCTACTGGTTTAGGAGGGACAACCTGATACGACTCATCTTGCTCTATTTCTGCGGAAAGTTTATCTCCCGTAATAGTGTCTTTTAAAGCAAGTCTATAAAAACCAGAATTTTTTGCAGTTTGCTTGGGCTCAGCAGTAATTAAATACGACTGGCCATCATCAAAAATAATAACATCGCCTTTTTGAAGATCTTTTACTTTATATAAACCAGATCTAGGCTCTTCGGGGGCAATTCCATCTTCAGGTGTTTCGTCTTTTTTCTTTCGAGCAGCCATTTTATCAAGAGTTGCCTCTTGCTCAGACTGTTTCCAAGCAAAAACAGGTCGATCAATATTTTTAGTTGGAACTTGAGAAATTTTTCTATTTTGCCAACGGACCCAAATTCCATTTTCATCGTTAGAAACGACAAGCCCATATACGTCGTCCCCCTCATCAAAAACAAGATCACCGGGAGTAAGTTCCGAGTATGTTGTCTCGGTCTTTTTTCTTTTTCCCGCCATTTTATCTAAGTTAGGAAGTGGCTCAAGTTTTCTTGTAGAGTTCTCTAAATCTTCTTGGCTGGCATCTTCTCTAGTGACTCCACTGATATCAATAATAAGACCAGGATCTGATGGAAGAGCTTTAGACTGTGCACCAATTCTTTGTAGATACTCTTCAGAAAGTTTTGCCTTGACACCAAGATCAACTTTTTCCATTGGAAGGTGGTAAACCCCATCAGGAATGTTTGTACTTCCAGTGATTAAAAATCTTCCATAAGTTGGCCCATTGTTTGATGGACCAATGTAGGTAAATATCTCGCTACTTACCCTACCCTGGGAGTTCTTAACTTTAGAAAGCCCGAGTCCCCCCATTTCAGCAAACTGTCCAGCATTTTCTCCAGTTTGAACTCTTTGTTGAAGCTTTGCCCACCAACCCCAGGGCTTTCCACTTTTGGTAAAGGACCTAATCACTCTACCAATAAGGCTCGCAACAATTGGAGCCAGGTATTCTGGCTCTTCATTATAGGGGCTTTCGTATAAGTTAGTCACTAGTTCCTTCAGCAGACTCTTTATCTCTTTGCCGCTTCGCCCACTCTAAATACCAAAGAAAGTCTTCTCCGGTCAAATCGGTAACCCCTTTTGAGATGTCGTTTCCAGTTCTTTCACGGAGAGCTAGACGCGCCACATCTACGCGAGCGTTCTCCCATAACTCTCGAAGTTGGTCATTAGTAAGGTCAGAAACCTTAACCTCGGCGTCGCCGGCTCCGGTAAGGTGTAGGGAGATAGTTTGGTTTTCGTAATCCACTAAACTTCCTTCTCTGTGTCGTTCTCATCTTCTATTGTATCGGAATTTTCTTCGAGCCACTTTTCATAGTCTTTGGCATCTTGAGGGGTTTGCTCTTTAATTGGCTTGTAAGGGTCAAAGCCTTTTCGCTTACGAAACTCGTAGCGTGCCTGCATAATACCTAAAGATGCAAAGTGAAAAAGTCGACTAAGGGGCATGACAGAAAAATCGTGCTCGACTTCTTCTAGTCCAGCATTGCCGTTAATAATAATTTTCATAACAGCGGTTACTTTTTCTCAGCCTCTACTGCGGCTTCCTCAATGTCTTCAGGGGTATCTGAGTTGGGAGTTGCATACGCAATCCAGTATTCGTTGTCCTTTAAAGGGTCGTAGTCATCAAGCCTGTATCGAGTTACCATTTTGTCTCCTAATAGACTAAATCTACACTAAGTATATCAAAGATCTAACTACCTTCTTTGGATAGCCGCATCTACAAGCTGCTTTAGCTCGTTATACGACATACCAAGAGATTCTGCATACAGTCGCATATACTCTTCTCTAACTGATGGAGAGTTAATTGCTGCAATCATTCCCACCAAGTTGTTTAGATTTTCTTCAGTTCTTTCACCATATGCGTAGGGTATAAATGCATCCATCATAACCGTGCTTTCTAATGATGCACGGCCAGAGAGAACAGATCTCAGGGCATCGCTTCCACCAGTCTTATATATTTCTGCCGGGTCCATTCCTCCAGTCTTTCTAGAAGAAACTTTTGTTATGTAGTGGCCGCTATCTTGGGTAGTTTTAAATGCTTTAATTGCCGCATTTTGTCCGGCATTATCTGGGTCAAAGAAAAATACTATTTCAGCTTGATTGTCATTTTTAGAGACAAGAGAGTTAATAATATTTAAATGACCCTTTGAAAACTCGGTTCCAGAAGTAGCAACAGCATTATCGATACCAGCTGCATGCATAGCAAGGACATCCATCTGACCTTCTACAAAAATTACCTGGTTTCTGCTCTCGATTCCTTTTCGAGCAACGTCAATTCCAAATAAAGCGTTTCCTTTAGAGAAAACTGGAGAAGTTTTTGCAAACGCATACTTAGCATTGTCTTGATCATTAATAGATCTACCAACAAAACTAACTACTCGTCCGTCAGCATCCTTGATGGGGAATACAATTCTGTCGTCTCCAGTGCTACCGATAACAAGCGCATCATAGAGCAAGTTGTTTTTTTCAGAACTTCCAACTACACCGGAAGCAATAATCTCTTCCTGGCTAAATCCTTTTTCAGTCAAGTGCTTAATTAGACTATTCCAGCCACCGCCCTTAGTTTGACCAATAACTCGACCAACTTGGAATTTAACTGCATCTTCTTTTTTAAGACCACGGCCAAGGAAATATTTGACAGCAGGAGAGTATGCTGAAGCAGTCATGAAATTATTGTGGTAGTAATCAGCGGTTGCTTGATTAACTGCGTAGATACGCTCTTTGAGGGGGTCATTATCTTCTCCAGCAACTTTTGCTGCCATCTTATCAATGGTTGATTCGGCCGTACCCTCAGATCCCTTCTGTGCAATTCGATCGCGAAGATCTTTAAGTATTTCAATTCTCTTTCCATCGGCATCGTCTCCCGCAAAAGAGACTCTCCAAGTTCCGGACTTACCATGCCAGAAGAATTTAAACTGACGTCCATTGTTATCTACAGACGAGGACTTAATTTCATCTTTGAAAGCTTTAGTATTTCCAAGAAGAATTACTTGATTGCCTTCAATACGATAGTTGACTCCGCCTCCAAGCCCATTGAACTCACCATCAATTCCGCTAATTTCTCCAGTAGCGGCTCCAATTGCTTCAGCAGGGACATAGTCGGGAGAAGAGTCCGCTTCGACAAGGCCCTTTTCAATTGAAAGCCAGTATCCACCGAGCATATATTCTACGGCCTGCCCTGAGAGAGTTGCCGCTTCCATAACCATTGCTGGGTCATTCTCAAGAGCCTCGAGCCAACTTTCTACATAGCTAACTGAGTTATCGTATGTAACCTCAACGTTAAAGATTTGAGAAAGCATAGCGGCACCAATTTCAGCAACTAACTCTTCACGGGCACGACTCTCAATATGCGTTCCGTAGTTTTCCATAGCGTCTTTTCTATTGTTAAGACGATCTGGATGGTTAGTACTGTGAGTAAATTCATGAGCGAGGGTAGAGAAGTATGCCTCAGCTGAAGCAAACATGTCTCTTTGTGCTAAGTGAATTTCATCATCAACTGGACTCCAATACCCTCTATCTATTTTTCGATTAATAACGGGTGGGTGGTCTTTATAGCTATCAAAAAGAATCTGCTCCGCCTCCAATGCCGAAACGGGATCTCTTACAATGGCAGGAGGAAGAGTAATTCCACGAATAAAGTCTTCATTGTAGACCATGTAAGATCCTATTTTTGCATAGCTCTTATCAACTTCTTCAGTTTTTTCAATAGTCTTACTTGAATCACTAGGGTCTGGAATAAGGGTTTTTTGCGTTTCCTTCTTCTTTACAGTCTGAACGTAAGCAATGGTATGGCCCCTTGCATCAGCATCGAGATAGCCTCCAAGTTTTTTAATATTGTTTTCAGTATACCAACGAGTTCCTTTATATCCATACCACTCACTAACCATATTGAGCCAAAGTAGGTTGAATCGACGGTAAACTTTACCAGTTGCACCCGAAGTCGGGAGGGTTCCTTCAGCTGACCAGGGCTTCTGCCAAGGAAGTTTTTTAGTCTTTTTAATTGCATCGACCATTTGCTGCCCCATTTGCTCAGCAAATTTTTGATTATCAGATCGATACCCAGAAAGAATTGTATCGTCAACAGGATCTTCAGTAGTAGGAACTGACTCTTCAGGATCGTCTAGATCAACGTTATCCCCTCCGCTAGATGACATCTTATCAATAGCCGAGAGAGGTCCTCCAGCTAGTCTATTACTAGCTTCAATAAATCTTTCAGTTAGCTTATCAATAAATGCTATTTTTGCTGTGGGACGGTCATCAGATCTGGGCATTCCCATAATCCGGTTTTCAATCAAAAAGTCAACTTGATCTTCTGTAAGAGATCCATCAAATGCGGCTCTTTTTAGATCTTCAAATTGAGAAACTAGATCTTCATCAAGTTGTTTTTGGAACAATGGGTTTTGTTCCATTTTCTTGATTCTTTCTTCAGCTGAAGAAATTATCTCGTTCAACTCAAAGTCTGTAGCATTATTCTGTCTCTTTGCTACAGGAAGTGCTAGTTGCTTCTTCTCATATTCAATGCTACTTCTAGCTGACTCTATCTCTCTTTGAGTCTGCTTCTTATAGGCATCATCTACAGAAATTTTAGAAGACATTCGATCAATTTCTGCTTGTTGAGGAGCGGCATCCCCACCCTCATCAGCAAAAACGTGAGTGCTAAGTTTTTCAAGATCTCCAGTAGCAACCCAGTCTAACTTGCCTGGGTCAAGTGCATCTTCGGCTCTAGTAATTGCAACATAGGCAATGTCAAGCTCATCCTCTGTAAATGCCTTATTTCGAGCATCTGCACTCTCTCGAGGGTCAAAATAGTCTCTCCAAAGCTTAACGCGCTTTCCTTCAAGACCTTTTGCAGAGTGAGCTGTCATAAACCTAATAGCAATATCTTCACCATTTAAGATAGAGACAAGTTTTTGTAGCTGTTTTTCAAAATTTGCCTCTACGTTTTTTGCAAATCGTGTAGTGGTTTTACCTGGGGCATATTCAAAATCTTCTTTTTCATAACCAAGTCTTTCAAGAATTGCTTTGTTATCCCAAACACCACTTCCATATTGATTATTAAATCTACTATTTGAAAGAATTACCTTGTCTTTAACTTTCTCAAATGAGATGTTTCCTCCAATAGAACCTTCGGATTCAATGGTAGCAGGGGACTTGAATGTTTGTCGCTGAAGGCTAAGTTTTTCCACCATAGCAATAATCTCTTCAATAGCTTCCGAGTCCTTCTTTAGCCTTGAGGTACTCTTTACTTGGTAAATAAGGTTTCTATATACTTTAAGTTCTTTATCTTGCGAAGCAGCAGCTAAGAACATGTCCCAAGTTAGGAAGTTAGCAAGTTCTGGCGGGATTACTTTAGGTCTGTACTGAGGATTAGCCCCATATCTGAGCCACTTAAGAGCTTTCATATTCTCTAAAATACGTTTTTTAAAGTTAATGGTTGTTCCAAAGATTACAGACTCTCCCTGAAGAATACGGAACTCATACAAAGCCTCAACGATACCAGCATTTGTTCTAGTTAGTAGGAGGTCTGGGTCAAGCATTGTTCCAGGTTCAAGAATTTCAGTAGTCTTTTTTGGATTACCAGTTAAGTCTTTATCATTTCCCAAGAATTTTAAGATTTTGTTAGCAATCTTAGCGAGCTCCGGACCAAATCTCCAACTTTGAGTTAGTGGTAGCTTGTAGTCAGTTTTGATAATCTCAAAAGCATTTACAGTTCCGCGGAATCTATACATTGATTGATTTCTATCACCGATAATCAGGAATTTAATGTCTGCGTTGTGTAGATCTTGCTGATCGGCAAGAATTCCACCAAGAACTTCATTAATATCCTGTGCCTCGTCAAGAATAATTAAATCTGGAGCTCCACTTCTAATCCCATTAGGACTCTTATTATCTGATTTAATTTCTTTTAGGTTAGGGTGAGTAAGCGCCCAGTTTTTTGTCATCATATTGAAATCAATTTGAAGCTGGGGGCCCTCTGTATCTAGTGAGTCAGTAGCATCTTTCCACATTCTACCAATTAGGTCAGTGTAGAAGAAATAGTCTTCATAGTTTTCTGGAGCGTAATCCCCCATTTCTTCAATCATATCGATATGCCGAACATTGGGTGCAGCATCGGAAGATAGTAGCCAATTTCTAAAGGCAGAAACTAGAATACGCTCTGCAGTCAGTCTAGGGGCATTTTTTGGAAATCCGCTGGGGGTATCAAGTCTTTGAGGGAGAGTTGGGAGTTTAGGAGTTCCAGGGTTAAGAAGTTGGTGTGCGACATATATCTCATCAAAAAGCTCTCTCATATCAGATTTAGTGGCTTTTTTTAACCACTCTGAAATAGCTTCTGGATCTTCTGTACCAATAAGTCTTGCGACAGCAGCAAGTCTATTTTCTTTAGACATTGCTACTTGGTAGTCTTTATCAGACATATCGATGTTTGCATCGTTACTCTCAAAGAACCCAAAGAAGTCCATAAGAGCTCCAGGAATACGGAGGTTTACTCGTGCTTGATAGCTAGCAGTTAGTTTTGGCTGCTCATCAAATCTTGCTGACATAGTTTTATTTGCATCAGTAGATTTAGAGACAGAGTCAGAAGTTCTTGATTCAACAAATTTTGGCATTCTACGTTCAGCATCAAGTTGAGTTTCTTTACCAAATACTAAGTTAAGAATTTTTGCTTTTGGATTTAGCTTTTTATATGCGCTGGATAGAATAACTGCAAGTGAGGTCTTACCAACACCTGCATATGCCTCGGCACTAACGCTCTTTTCATTGAGGATAGCGTTAATAATTTGTCGGCCCTCATCAGTTGGAGGGTATGGTAGGTCGAGTTCTTTCTCAATTTCACTAAATAAGTCAGGAAGGTCGGTAATGCTGGGGACAACATTCTTCTTTGATCGTCTAGCTGCCATTTTATCAATTTCTGGCTTGCCGGCTGGGAACCCCCCTTGAGGAAGACTATCAGCAATGTCTGAGTTAGCATCGAGAAGGTCAAACTGATCAATAGCATTTTTAAGTCTAACAATCAATCCGTTTGCAGCATTAGTAGAATAGGCCTTTGTTTTTACAGCAGACTTATAGGCTTCAGCAATCTCACTTGTAATTCCCTTTTTAAAGAGTAGTTGATCAACTAAACTGAGAATAGTTGAATAGTGTTCTTGGTTGGCTCCGTCAAGATTTGAAGACTCTAAAACTATAAGATTAGCGGCTTTTTTAAGATATACATTTTCAGCATAGCTTAGGATAACTTCACCGACGTTAGGGCTAAATCCCAGAACTCTTGCCACCTGGTCCGAGGACCCCTCGTTGACGTTCATACCGTAGTCAAGAAGCACACCATTTCTTGAAAGATAGCGATTAGTCACAGGGCTAAGCATCTGAGCAGGGGTTTGCTCTAAGTTAAATTTTTGTGCTCTTTCTCCACCAACAGCAGCATAGTTTACAAGAAGATTTCCACCAGGAATAAGTCCGACAACTTGACCAATTCGGCCATCACTAATGTTATATGCATATGTTCCTCCAGGGAGGTTCTTAATCGTAGCTGGAACAGGAGTAATAATAGCTTCACGGTTATCACTAGAAATTGTAAGATTATCATTCATGGACTTAAAGTCCGAGAACATTTGATTTTCAATTTCTTGAGGGTCTAGTCCTTGTAAAGATAAAATTCTTTTGTATCGACTAATCCAGTAAGCCACTGCTCTATCTTGATATTCAGTAATTGCAGAGTCATACTTTTCTTGGTCCCAGCCATTGAGAGATTTATCGTACGAGAACTCTTTTCCAGTAAGGGCAAGACCTCTTTGCGCACGATCAAGCATCCGGTTGAGGACATCAACGGTAGAAGCTACGTCAGCATCGGCTTCGTGGCGACCATTATTGGAAAGTCCAAAGTAGGTAACAAGAGATTCAAGAGTGTGCGCTGCGCGCTGTTGACCATTGACTACCTTATACGGCGCATCTGGGTTTTCGGGAGACCACTTAGGCATCATGTGTCGAGCAAGCCCAAGAGTATCAATATATCCTGAAGAGTTCAGACCGTCTAAGCCAGCTTGCTTCATTGTCCGATCAAGGACCTCTTTATCAAAAACATAGAAGTTGTGCCCACCAATAATTGATCCTTGAGGTATGAAGTCCATGACCTGCTGCATGACTTCCTTTTTTGTGGGAAATTTTGATAAGAATTCAGGAGTAACTTTTCCGCCCTGGCCATCACCGACACCATTTAATGTATAAGCACTAAGCTTTGATTCAGGATTGATATATGTCGAGAATACATCTACAACTTGTAGGTTTTTAACTTTAGAGATAGCAATCTGAATGGGGTCATTCTTAATCTCTGGATCATCAAGATCAACGAGTCCAGTTGTTTCAAAGTCAATAATATAGAATTCGGATGCCTTTAGAAGAGAGACAACATCGTCCCATGTGGTTGCTCCCTTGAGCACATCAAAAGCTGGCCCCGCAAAGGTTGGTGGGTCAACGTAAGGGCTTCTTGGCTTATCAACCTGAGTTGGGATAGAGACCATTTTATCAATCTCTGAAGCAAGGTTCTGATCTTCGGGGGTTCCAGCAAAAATACCAGCTTTGTATAGGCCAACAAGATCTAGAACGGCAGATTTAGCTCTAGCGAGAGCGTCCCTATCTGATGCTTTCTTGCTCTTAAGGGTTCCGTAGATTCCAGGAGCATCAGTTCTAATTGTAAGGAGCCCCTCAGCAATTTGCTCAAGTCTGTCATTCAATTCTCGAGGAGTCAAAAGCGGGTTGCGACGTCCAAGGTGCATGGTGTAGTGAATGACATTCAAGTCGTTATTTGCAGCCTGCAAGATTTTACGAGCACCGACACTAAGTCTATCGGGCATAAGTTCATAGAAATCTGCAAAGACACTGAAGACACTACGAATACCAGCGCGAAGGCGTGCAAGATCTGCTCGGAGAGCTTGTCCAGCTAAGAACTCATCATTGACAATAATTGAATCTTCGTCTGGCGTAGAAACAATAACGTTTACAGCCTCGATGGGTGCTCCGGCTTCTAGAGCTTTATTAATCTCTTCTTCCGTTGGACCGAGCCACTTACCGGGGAACTTTGGTGTATAACCTTCAGGGATTTCAACAAGGCGCTTTCCTTCTGCACCATTGCGAAGTCCTTCAACCTCGTATCCCTTTTTAATTGACTGCTCTAGAATATGCTTATCGTGAGCATTTTCAATTTCTTTATACTTATCTAAATACTTAGTAGAAACCTCTTCCCGAGTCATATCTGGGATGGCTTTTACCATATCTTCCCACTCTGCGGCATCACTAATTAAGTTTCTAAAGCGCATGCGCTCAAGGGCACGAAGCATTCTTGGGGTTGGAGTTGTTTTTCCGCCTTCAGGAAGGTTTGACGACAAGACACCTACTGCACTATACTTTTTACGGTTAGGTAGTGCCTGAAGGGTGTCAATCATTTCTTTAATTATTTTTCGAGGCTGATTTGGAATAATATTTGTAAGGCGACTAATTTCATCAGCAGAAATATCTTTGTTCTCAAATAAGAACTCAATCATTGCAAGCATTGCATCACTAGGGATAAAACCCTCTTGAGTCATATTAGTAAAAAGGTAGTTTGGTTTTAAGTTAGCAGTAGTAGCAGTTATAGCTGTGCTTGAGCTATTAGCCGAGGAGTTTGGGGCAGCTCCAATTGCTTTCTGAAGTTCGGTGATTGTATTTGATGCCTCTCGGGCCCAATACCCAAGATAGCTAGATCTAATTGAGTTCAGTTTTTCTTCAGGAAGAGCATTTCCAACACGACTAAGTAGTTTTTCAATGAGAGATTTTTGAGCAGGTGTAATTCGACCTCTTTGCCCAACTTTAGATTCAGCGGGGCTTGTTGGACCGCTAGGTTTTCCATTATCTACGGGAGTGGACACATCTTCAGATGGCTTAGTCCCATTAATCAGATAGAAGAGACGGCGAGCTTCAGCATTTGTGTAGTCTTCTCTATTATCCCTAATAGCATCATATGCGCGTCGCATTTCTGGGCTGTGGTTCGGGTTGGCGAATAAGAGCTTACGAAGAGCAGTAAATCTACTTCCCGTGACAGGAGCATCTGGGTCTTCACCAACTAGTCGAATAGCATTCTTATCTTCTTCTGTTGGTGTAAGAAGTTCGTGTACATCAAATCCTGTTGGAGATCCAACACCATCTTTAAGGAAGTTAAGGACGTCAATAGTATCCTGAAGTAAGTCAAAAGATAGGTTGCGGTAATTATCTGCTACCTGATTTTTACTAACCCCTTCTTTACCTCCAATTTTAATTCCATTATCTGGGAAATTAACAACAGCAAGGAGGTCACGAATAATCTGACGTCGAGCAGCACTGAGCTTTCCGTAGCTTGTTTCATTTCCACGGGACTCGGCTCGGTCGGGCTGCTTATTGAATATACCAAGAAGTTTGCGTGCCTGCTGAGTGATGAAGTTATCACGTGATGTTGCCATCTCATCAAAAATGTCGACCATTTCAGGAGTAAGCTCTTTTTGATCATACTTTTTGTGTAGAGTTGAGAAAAGAGCAGCACTAATTGGGTCAGTTGCTCCCTTAATAGAAAGGTCTTTTTCGCTCATGGCAACTAGCTCTTCACGCCCAGGAGTTAGGTCTTCACGCTTTGGGGAAATTCTATCCAGATCATTGTCTGGAATTTCAGTTGGGTTAGATCGAATAGCTGTAACTAACTCTTCTACACCGTCCCAGTTAAAGACAACACCAATAGTTTCATTAGTAGCAAAATCAGTAACTTCAAATACGTTATCTAGATGTACTGGCTCCCCCGTGTCACTGATAGTGAAAAGAGCTCGTCCAAAACGTGCCTGATATCCGCTATAAGGATCAATAAATACATTGGGAAGATTTTCAATCCAGTTCTTGGGCTTGTTAGCTCTAGGGTCTGAGACAAAAGCATTTTCAACATCTTCGTCTACTTCTTCAGGCTTTGGAGCTTCTTCATCTTTTGGTGCCATTCTGTCAAGTGGGACGGGGCTTGGTCCTCTATCAACTTCTGGAAGGGGCTCGTTCTCTGCCTCCGGGTACGCCGTATCTTCTTCATTTGCAAGTTTTTGTACGGATGCCCAGTCCTGAGCGTATCCAACAACTTCAGTTTGACCTCGCTTAGTTGAAATAAGCTCGTAAACAGGGAAATCAGGGCTTAGAGTGTCAGTACCAGATGAGCTAATTACCTGTGAATTAAAAATTTCTCGAGCGTCAGATACACGCTTGGCAATTGCGCGTCCTTCGTTCTCGTTTTCAAAGTAGTTTGCTCTATATCCATCTCCAGTTGCATAAGTCTTCTTTGGAGCCATTTTATCAATACCGGGAACCTCTACAGAGGACCGTGACTCGAACCAGCTAGTTGGGAAGTCCTTACGACGAAGCGTAGCAAGGTCGATGTATTGGACATTTTTTCCTGGAGGAACGTCAATATATTTAGCAATTGCGTGCTCGGGGAGAATAGCTTTAAAAGTGTGAGAAATATTGGAAGGAATGGTGTAGATACCATTTTTGAGACCTTTAACATCTGTAACCTCAACATCGATACCTTCGGGGTCATTTTCAGGAAGGCCAGCAATTTTACCAACAATAGATAAAAGTCTTCCGTTAGGAAGTCGTCCATAAAATCGAACTCCACCGCCCATCTCAGCGAATTGACCCTCGTCATCACGACGCTGCTTATTTGCACGCATTGCGCGGTGCCAGAAGCTGTTTTTTCCGGCATAAGGGTCACCAAATGCTAAGAGTGGTGTAATTAGGAGGTCTGATGGAACTTGACCTTCTCCAAGGGCCTGAAGGCGCGTCAGGTGATAGGTGCGTTCAATAGAGAATGGGTTACTAGCATAGACAGCAGCAACAATTGCACGTGCTTCATCTGAAGCAATCCGTGGGTCGGCTGCAAGCCACTCAGCTTGAAGAGAGCGAACGGTATCAAAAGAAAGATCGGCTTGCTTCTTAGAATATGGGTTAGAGATTGGTAAAAGATCTGCGTGCTTAGCGGATCCGCTAGCTGTAATCCCCTGAGTAGCTAGAGTAATGAAGTTATTAACTTCACGAAGGGTGTTAAAGAACTTTACGTCGCTATCAAAATCAGAATAGAACTCGAGAGCTCGTTCAGCAACTTGAAAAAGAGTCTCCTCATCAACCATGCGTGCCCTGGGGGTCTCAACACTGGTTGACTCGAGAATGTCAATAATGGCGTGCTTAAGATTTAGCTCGTCACCAAACTCTGCATCAAATGCATCAACTAAACTGCTCACTCTGTTTCACTTTCTGTTTGTTTCTTAGGAAGTAGGTCTGCGTCTTTGCTGTCATATAGATTAATTGCTAATTCGGCTGCTCGGTCAAAGGGAGACTCATTATTAGCAACCGCTCTACGCCATGCCGCTCTAAAAATAGGAATGGACTCATGCCCAAGACCAGAGTACTCAGACATAGCATATAAAGCATCTTCTGGGGTACTGTAGGCCGACTCATCCTCAATTTCAATATAAAGCTCTCGGTCGGCATAGCCAGTGGCAGTCATAGCCGAGGCAGTTCTGCTACTCTTTGAGTGCCCACTAGGAAGTAAGTCATTATCTGTAGTGTATTTGGCATTGTCTGGCTTTCCAGATTTAACAAGCTTGAGGAATGCATTGACACGGCCCATTGCCCACGAGTTGCGATTCTGATCGGGGCGGTGACTAGTAGAGAATGCTCCGGCACCGCGGCGGTAAACGGCTTTAAGCATTGAAAGGGTAACCTTCTTTGAGTCAGCGGTGACACTCTTATTATGTGACTCAACCTTGTCCTTAAGCGAGGTTTCTACCTGCTTGGAAAAAGTTACTTTACGTCCGCCAGCAGCAGAGCCCTTCTTATTCTTATCAGAACCCTTAATCTGATCCTTTTTAGGTGCTGGCTTTGATCCTGCGGTAGCTCTAACTGGTGTATCTTCTGTAATCGGTCCGCCAGCTGCCCAGGCGTTGCAGGTTCGGCTGGCAGCGCACTTAAAGTCAAATGCGGTACAGTAACCAAGCTCCGCCTGATCAATTGAATCCCATGCACTATTTTCTCCGGACCCACCTTGAGCAAGACCAGTCTCAATGCAGTCTAGAGTCTTGGGACGACGATCAAAAAAGACGCAGTTTCCGCAAATACTCTTTTTGGCTTCTTCTGATGTAGTGTTCCAACGGTCAGCCTTATCCTGCCAAAATTCTTCATTAGGTTCTTTTGGATTTAGCGGTCCGTAACTAGCAGTTTCAATTGCGTTTTGGCGATTTTTTAAGTTGAGTGGGATACTTTGAGTTGCAGGGGGGCATCCATTGTCAGATTCAGCATCGGCAGTAATAGCAAACTCTCCGGGACGAAACTCGTGCTCTCCCTTGACTTCACCTGCGGGTGCTTTTGCGGGATCAACGGCTCCGTCGGGAATAACGGCAAAACGGCAGTACCCTTCTGGCTTAACAGAGAACGCAACTACCGCGCAGGAATCTCCTCCCTGGTATAGAACGCAATTTCCACACTTTACTCCCATTTCAGCATATGGGTTATCTTCTGGTTCATGATAGTCAGCCCAAATACCTGTTTGATCTTCATCAAACTTGCCATACTTGTTGGCAATCTCAACAAGAGCTCTAGCTAGATCTCGTTCTTCAGGAACTAGACGTCCAGCGGCAACAAGAGCATTTCTGCTGGTAAAAACAGTAGGCTGAAGTTCCACAACTACGGGGTGCATGCCCTCGTTAGTTGCATTTACAGGAACTTCAGCCTCAGATTTTCCCAAAGGAGCCTGAACGGACATAACATCGGCACCAATTGTAGTTCCGATCTGCCATAACCACTTTTCAGTCATATCAATTCTTTCAGCAAGGAAATTTGCAATTCCTTGTGAGTTAATTGCGTTGGCAACCGTGAAAGCATCATTAAGCTTACCAAGGTGGGCGGTGTATGCCATATATAAGTTGGCTGACATCTCGATTGGGTCACCAGAAGCTGGCCTAACCTCAATGCAGCTCAGTGCAGCAAGCTCAAGGAGGAAGTGAGGAGCGTCAAAACCAAGTTTACGGATGTTTTCCGCGGTGGGGTCTTCAGCACTCGCTGCATCTTCGTAAAGTTCTTGGAAAAAGTCGTGAAACTGAGTAAATTCAGGTCCCTTGACGTTCCAGTGGTATCCGTGAGCAAGATAGTGAATTGTAACGGTATCAGCAAGGACATGAGCAAGTAATCTTGCTAGCCCTTCCTTACTGAGCTCGTATTCTGATTCTTCGTACATGGTTATTTTCCTTATTGTTGGATTTGTGATTCATCTGTTGTTGGTTCAGCAAGTTGAATCGGCTGTTCAGCGGGTTGTTCAGCTGTAGGAGCTGCTCCTTGAGGAACTTCTCCTGGGACTGGCTGTCCTTGGACCGCTTGAGAGAGGTCTTGAGGCATTGGACCGACACTCTGACTCTGCTGAGCCTCTCGAGCAGCTTGGATAATCTCTGGAGCAACAGCAGCAAGCATTGCTTCAGAGAGTTCGGGCGTAATCATACCCTTTTGGAGCAGAATTCGAAGACCAAGCTCAGTCGGGCTAGGTGCATCAGCATCAGAGAACCCATGAGTACGTCTCCACGTCTCAAATGAGACTGCCATCTTCTCAAATCCAGAGTCAGCGTCAGATGCGCGGTCATTTCTGGTTGCAACAGCACTTGGGTCGTACCAAATAACAATTCGATCGACGTCAGCTTCAGTATATCCGTTTGCAACAAGATAGGGACGGAGATAAACAACGGTAAGAGCGTCTGCAATGAGTAACATCAACGGTTCGATGTGTGCCTTGTACAGTGCTTCGTCAATTTGAAGGGCATTCGAGTACTTGACGTTGGCAAGACCGGTAACAATGTCTTTAGGGACGTCGAGGCCCTGAAGAATGCGCTCAAGAACGCGATCGGAACGTGCTGCAAGGGCTGGGTCGAAGCTGCGCTCGAACTTGAACTGCTTAATTCTGTCACCAAGCTCTGCAGGACCGCGAATAATAAGAGGAACAACGGCTGAGGCTGAGTCCTCGTCGCGGATGGGGGTCGTCATCGCGTCGATGAGTTGGTCTTCGAACTCATCTTGAGCCTCTTCAGGGGTTGGGTCGGCGTAAAGGCCGTCCTCGTCCTCGTAAGGATAGTTGGGGTCAGGTGTAGAAGCAACAGAGAGGCCGTCAGGCAGGTAGAGAGCACCTGCGTTGAGGCGTGAACGTGCTGTGGCACGGAATGTGCGGTTCAGGAGGAGAAGTTCGGCGCAAAGGTCAAGCATTCCGCGGAGGCTGGAGTCTGATTCATCGGAGAATCGAGGGTGTGCACGCCAGATACGGCCAACAAAAGCAGTTTTGGGGAGTTTAATCATTCCCTTGTTGTTTTGATTGCTCATTGCGCTGCCCTGAGTATATTCTCGACGTCCAGAGATGACATAATTGCCCTTGGAGTCCATCGTTAGTTCGTCAACAGAGCGAATATCCCAGCTTTCAGGGAATCCAGTACCAACAAGAGGAGGCATATTGACGAGGTAGCACTCGCCAGTGACTGAAAGATTGAGTGCACAGTCACGGAGAAGACCTGCCTGCCCGCCGTATGCAGAGTCAAGGCGCTGAAGAGCACGTTCTGCGGCTCGAGCGAGGTCTTCATCAAATCCAGGAACCTGGCGGAGTGGTTTGGGAGCTTCCGAAGGGTCCTGAATGACAGCGGCATAAAGGCGAATTCTTGAAACAACAGATGCAACAAGGTTGAAGGCGTACTTGATCTCACCAATAGCGTCATAGTATTCCCAGGCTTCTGACTGCCAGGACGTCGACTGAAGGTTACGACGTGATTTGAAGCGGTCAGCTTCGCCCTTGTCGTTAAGTTTGATTTGAGAGGCGGCAGCGGTAAGGGCTCGAGGCTGGTTATATGCTACGGCGACTGCTCTACCTTCAGGACTTAGAAATACAGAATTAGAAGGGAGCTGTGCAGCGGCAGATGGAATTCCTGCGCCTCTGATTGGCTCGGGGTCGCGGCTAAAAACGCCCAAAATTAACTCCTGTCATTTATAACGGAACGAGGTGTTAATCAACCCGTGCGGTTATGATACTGGCGACTGCTGAGAGGGCAAGCGGAAGTGAGAATACTACCGCCGTCGTTGTATCTATTGTATACCATACCGTTAAAAGTGATCCGAACCAGATGGACTGGCAATAGATGCACGTAAATAGGTAGCCGGTCATGGTGTGCGGGGGTTTGATACTCCAGATCTTGTTACGAAGGGGTTCAAAGATTGTGTCAATAACAAAGAGACGAGCGAGGCGATACGTCGCAAGGGCAAGAATAATGAAGTGAATTAAAGTGGGTTCGTTCATTCTGTAGGGTCCTTCATTGAGCTAAGGGTTCGATACGGATTCCAACCTCGGAGCGTGGATCCGCAGCCGCAGTTAGTATCTTTCTTGAACGCGATTGATTTGTTGGAAGTTGTGAGAACGTAGGAGTCAACTTCAGGGGCGAGGGACTTTTCGAATTGGGCGTAGGGCTCGTGGAAAACAATTTGGGGACCGCCGGGGACGTCCTGGGCAACGGTAATATGTGTGTCGGTAACAATGACGCGGGTAGTTTGAAGGTAGTAAGTGTTTTCGGGGGGTGGAGAGGACATAAGGCTGTGTGGGTCAGGGTAGACGTCCGGAGCAGCAATGACAAAGTGAGCAGGGAAAACATCGTAGAGAATTCTCATGGTGGGGTTTAGGTCATTCCTTCCAGACGTCGGGCAATGGCTCTGTGGGTAACGTGGGCTGCGCGGGCAATGTCGGCAATGGAAACGTTGTTCTCGCGGAGTTCTTTGGTGATTTGATTCATCTCCTGATTGGCTTGATAGGCTTCGGTAGCTGAGGACATACGGTGTCGGTAGGTCTTAGCAATCGGGGAGAGGTATGCGAGACGTTGGGCGGTGTGAGAGGGTACACCAGGGGAGACGGGGGTTAGACGTTGATATCCACCTTCTGGAGTTCGGAGGCGTGGAATAGGGACGTCGACGTTGATAAGGTCTCTAGGGTCGGGGGTAGGGTAGCGATCCACCCAGGATTTAATTGTCGAGCGGGTACGTGTGGGGGAGAGGGCGTTGCCAATAGAGGCTAGAGTCCAACCTGCGTGATAGAGGGAAGAGGCGCGTTTGTGGAGGTTAGGGCCGGAAAGGGTTGCGAGAAAGTCTGATTCCTTTTTGGGAAGGAATTGGAGTCGGGCGGATCTTCGGGCCATGCTTATATTGTATCATACTTTCGGCAGTGTTTGTCTACTATGCAGAAAAATGATACCTTAACGTATTTTGGTTTTGGCCTACGAGACGGAAGCGTTGTATTTCGGACATATGTTCGATTGTTTCCAAAATATGCCCCTAGATACCAGTGTTTTATTGTATTTTATTCTGCCCTTAAAACGCGAGCGCGTGGCGCGAGGGTGGCGCGTGAGGGTGGCGCGAGGGTGGCGCGAGGGTGGCGCGTGAGGGTGGCGCGAGGGTGGCGCGTGAGGGTGGCGCGTGAGGGTGGCGCGAGGGTGGCGCGTGAG